AGAGTTTGCTCAATTAGATAGAGGTAGTGAAAAGCCAAAACCAAGACCAGAGAGAGCCTTTGAAACCAAAGAAGAACAAAGAGCAAGAGAAGGTTCGGGTAGATTTAAGTTTAAACCCAGTAAAAGACAACCAGAAGGTGATGAAGAATGACATGGGACTACTATGGAGATGGAGAAGGCTTTATCTTAAAGGCTGAGAAACAAGAGCCAAAAGAACTTCTTGATTCTTTAGATGCCAAAGGCAGAAAAAGATTGAAGAAAACTCTTCAAGCGGCAGAACCAACAGAATTTTTTGGTCAAGACTTCACTAAATTAGGTGAACTTATTGAGACTCTTAGAGAATTAGAATTAATTAAATCAGATAAGAAGTTAAATAAGAAAATGAAGTCAATGGATGAAAGGAATATTGATATAGTCGCCACCGCTACGAAACTTCGTAAGGAGTATGAATTACTCTACCGTCAATTGAGAGATTTGGTTTATCCTACTGGAAAAAAGGAGGAAAAGAAATGAGTGAAGAAAATTCAATTAATGAAGATATGCTTGAAATTATCAAGGCTTTAACTGCAAAGGTTGAAGCATTAGAAAAAACAATTTATGCTAAAGACAGTCTGCTTATGAAAGCAGGTTTTGTTGTATCAAATAGTCCAACACCTGTTATGGAATCTGTTATTGGTGGAGATTCCGTATTAGGGAAGAATGTCGGAGACATGGAGTGGTCTGACATTCATAAGATGGTCAAAGGAATGGAGTGATTAATATGCCTCAAAGAGTAACTAGAGAAGAAAGAATTGTATCTATGGTGATTGAGAAAGCAAGAGAAGCAAAAGAACTTCTTTATCAATCTTTAATGGATAATAACCGAAGTCCAATGGAGGCTGATAGTGAAGTCGTTAAAATTAAGCGACCTTCCGCTGAAACACCTAAGAATCTGATTCCTGATAATAGACCCACAGATGGATATAATCTCGGAGGTCAGATGACAGAATTCAAAAAGGCTATGATTATTATTAAGCATCTAATCAAGAAAGAAGAAAGCAATCCCTATCTTGATGCAGAGGCTAACAAAAGAAGAATGGAAAGCCTTGAGGCTGATTTAGAAGCAACAAATAAAGAAATGGATAAACTTCTTGCTGACCTTCGTGCTGGTAAAGTAGACCAAAACAGATTTACTACCAGAATGAGTCAATTAATCGGTATGTTAGAACAATTTATTTCTACTTCTCCATTTCAAGGAGAAGGTGGAACGGTCTTAAGACCACCAAATAGATACCGCTAAATAGGTGGTATCAATGAAACTTGGGTCAATTGAGAAAGATAAGCAGCCTTCTGTTGAACTGCTTCGTCTTTTTGAAAAGACCAGAGTTGCTTATTTATCTGCTAATGAAGACCCCGATGAATACGGGGGTCGTTGGCGTAAAGCAGTTGATATGATTAGGGAATCATATGAAGAATTAGATGCTGCTGGAAAAGAATTAAAAAACTTTATTGACGAGAAGGACTTAGATGCTAAGGAAGCAAAAGACCCTAAATCTCCTCAAGCAAAGGAACTTTACAAGAAAATAAAATTAATTCGCTATACTTCGTCGCTGGTGGCCGACCCCTTCGCCGCTTCCTTTGGTGATGGAGTCTTGGAAGAATTAATGACTAATCCTGAATCAATGGTTAAATTTGTTCATTATGCTATAAGAGACGACAATAAAACGCTTTCCGAAGAGGTTTTGAGCATTAAAGACATGGAACCTGACCGAATTACGGCGGGTCTTCAAGGACTTGACCTAGAAGTGGACGATGTGGCCCTCTACATTACGGAGCATTACGGGGATGGAAAAGACTCAAAGAAGGTTGAATCAAAAGTAAAGGCCGCTATGGATATGTTAGAATTAATTATGCTTTCTCAAAACACAGAAAAAGAATTTGAAGAACTTAAAGATATTGATATGAAAAAGGAAGAAAAGAAGTCTTCCGAGAAAAAAGCACAAAGTGATTTTATTATTCCAAATAAACCCATGTATAGAATTTTTGAAATTGATGACATTAATGAATTGAAAGGATTTAGTGGCAATTGGTATATTCAAGAAAAATATGATGGCATGAGAGTTCAATTACATAAGATTGATAATAACATTAAGGTCTTTTCTTATAATGAAAAGGATATTACTGATAAATGTAAAGAACAGGTTGAAGAACTTAAGAAAAAGGAATATGGTGATTGTATTCTTGATGCGGAACTAATCTTGTTTGATGGTGATGAACCTCTTCATCGTGCAGATACTATCGCTCATGTATTTAAAAATAAATATAAAGATGCTAAACTAAGGTGTCATGTTTTTGATATTATGAGACATGAATCTCAAAATATGATGGAAGAAGAACTTGAAGTGAGAATGACAACTCTATTCAATAACTATTCTTCTAAATCTTCCGAAGCAATTGATTTTCCTTCAAAGAAAGATACTCGTCAGGCAGACAGTCTAAAGGACTTAAAAGAATACGCTGAACAGATTATGCAAATGCCAACATCTGAGGGAGTAGTTATTAAAGACGCTACTTCAACTTATTATGTAGGAACAAAAAAGAATCCGAAGTGGATTAAGTTAAAGAAATTTGTTGATTTAGATGTTATCGTTTTAGACAAATCTAAAACAAAATCTAAATTATATTCCTATACAGTAGGTATCGGCCCAATTAATGAAGAAATGAAGAACCTTCAAGAAATTGAAGGAAGAATGTATTTAAATGTAGGAAAAGCATTGAACACTAAGATTTCTGTTGATGTTGGGGATATTATTAGAGTAAAAGTGGATGAAGTTAAAAAGAAAGGTGAAGGGTATAGTTTATTCTCTGCTAAAGTAATTGAAGTTCCAGAGGTTGAACACCCAGATAAACTAGTCACTTTAGAACTATTATCTCAAGATACTAAAAAATCTCTAAACTATGATGTTGAAGCCTTTACGAAAGGAGTTAAAATTACAGACCATATTCATGGAGAAGCCAATGCTATTATCAAGTATGACATGAATGGATTTACTATCTATGGTTTTGAAGAAAATAATCTAATGTCAAAGAATGCTTTACAAGACATTGACCTTTGGAAAACTCAAGCAGAAGAAATTATGAAAACAAAGCAAGGAAAACTTACTGTTTCTATTGTTAATTATTTGCAAGAAAAAGGAGATAGAAGTGTTAAAGATGTTCATGATTTCTTAATGAGAAACATGAAGGAAACTTATGAAGATATTTTGGATTCTAAGCAATCTAAGTTAGGCAGTTGGGCGCAAGAAAGAGAACACCTTTCTATGGTTAATGGAAAACTACACGCAGACCCCGATGTAATTTTACAAAATGAAGAAATCATAAAACAATACAAAACACCAAAAGAATACCAAGAAGGTAATTTTAAAATCTATGCTAGAGAGGATAATAGAGTTCACTTGAGCATTAAAGTTGAAGATGAAGTAATGCATTGGACTATTGATTTAGAGAATGAAGAAGAACTCTTTGATTTATTCGGAGCGGCTGGTAAATATCCAGCAGAAGTTTCAAAGAATGTTGAAAGAGGAAAAGTCATTGATTCTGGTAAAATCAAACTTGGTGTTCAAAAAGATGGCTATCATGAATATTTCTTAGAAGGGAATAAGTTTGAAACTAAATTACATATTAGAGTCATTCCTGTTAAAGGAGAAAGAATGTGGCTTGCTTGGACTGGATATAAACAAAAGCCAGCAGACACCGACTCGGACACAGGAAAGTGGAACATTTACGAAGATAGGTATAACAAGTTGCCCATTCCTACCAACGAATAGGTGTTCTTTATATACTGCAATTGAATAAGAAGGGTTGAGAAGAATGACTTCCTCGGTGATGATGAACAACACTCAAGATTTCAGGATTCTAAAAAGCGACGATTTAATGATTGGAGGATATGCAAGCATTGAAATCGTTGATAAGCAAAATGATTTAAT